ATAATAATAATAATAATAATGATTTTACAAGTGATGAAAATAATATAACTAAATTTAAGAAAGCTGAAACTATTGAAGAAGCTGAAAATTATGCTAAAGATATTTTAGGTTTAACAAAAACAAATTATTCAAACATGCATGTTGATGTTGCTAACACTATTAATTTTGAGATAACTAAATTATATGATGCTTTTAAAGGAATAGATAAATCGGGTTGTTTAAAAGGATTCACTGTTGTAAAATCCAAAGATCTACCTTCAGGGTCTCTTGCTGGGTACTGTCCTTCTATAGGTACTATAAGAATCAAAAATGTTAGTTACAAAACATCGTTAAAAAGAATGGAAGAAAAAGTCATTTCAAGTTTTGAAAAGGGCTGGTGTAGTACATCTAGTGCTGAACATATTATTAGACATGAGTTAGGTCATAGTGTGCAACATTGGTTAGTAGATACTGATATGGTGAAATTATTAAAAATAGATGATTTAAGAAAAGAGGTATATAATAAGTGTGAATTAGGACCATGGTATCATGGAGCTTCTGAAGAAGATAAGAAAAAAGCAGGAGAATATTTATCGTATTATGGTTTGATGGATAATGGTGAATTTATAGCTGAATCAGTCGCTGAGTATATGTCTGGAAATCCTCGTAATGTAGCTAAAAAAGTAATTGATATTTTATTTGGTAAGGAGTGAATTTAAATGATTATAATAGATGAAAATCAAGCTCAGTATTTATTAAAACATTTGAAAGTTAACCAAGAAAAACCATTCACTTATATATTTCATAAAAATGGTAATATTACTCAAGCAGAAATCAAAAATTTATTACATTTTGATAAAACATTAAAAAATCTATATGGAACAGATTGTGGGATCATAAATTTAGAAAAACTACTATCATTAAAAAAATAAAACAATTAAATCAAAGCACTTAGCTAAAAACTAGGTGCTTTTTTTATTGCAAAGAAAGGAGGTATAGAGATAAATATTGTCGTACTGAGGGACATTAAACATCTGGGAAAATAGTCACACAGGACTTTAAACAGGAGGATAAAATGAAAAAATTTAAAATTAATATTCAACAATTTGCAGAACCAGGAGAGCCAAAAACATTTACTCAAGAAGAAGTTGACAAAATGATAGAAACTAGACTTAAAAGAGAAAATGAAAAATTTGAAAAAGCTAAAAAGGAACTTGAAAGACAACATAATGAATCTATTGAAGATTATGAAGAAAGAATTAAAAATGCTAATCTTACTGCAGAAGAAAAGCACAAAAAAGAACTTGAAAAGATTCAAAAAGACTTAGATGCAAAGAATGCTGAACTTTCAAAAATAAAGACAGATGAAATCAAAAGAGCTACATTAGCAAAGTATAAAATGCCAGATAAATTTTTAGATAGAATTAGTGGAGTTACAGAAGAAGAAATAGAAGCATCTGTTAAAGGTTTTGCAGAAGTAATGGGTGAATATGTAAAAGGACTTGGTGCTAGTGGAGTACCAGGAGCAATGAATGGCGGAAGTAATGGTGGAGCTGATAAAAAAGCTCAATTAGAAGATTTAAGAAAAAAAGCTTTTGAAAGTGGTTCTGATATAGACAGAGCTAACTATGTAAGAGCAAAACAAGAATTAGAAAACTCAGGAGGTAATGAATAATGACAGGAAAAATAGACAAACAATTAAACTCAACAAATCAAGCAATATCAAATGATATATTAGATGAATTACAATTAGTAAATCCTAACAATTCCCCTATTGTCTCTCACATTTTGAGAGGTGGAAGAGTAAGTGAAACAACATCTACTACTATCGAATGGATAGATCATTATGAAAGAAAAGTAACATCTAGTTTAAAAGTTGCTTTAAGTGCGGGAGCAACTGAAATTCAAGTAGTAGATGAAGATATCTTAGTTCAAGATGCTTTATTATCAATTGGAGATGAAATTGTAAAAATAACAAAAGTAAAAACAGATAATAAAGCGGATGTTACTAGAGGTTATGCTGGAACAACATCTACTGCTGGAAATATAGCTGCAAATACAATAGTTCAAAGCTTAGGAATAGAAATGGAAGAAGGTGGAGAACTTAAAAAGTCTTCTGTTAGATTGCCTGTTCACATCACAAATAACACAGGAATCATATATGAAGAATATGAAGTAACAGAAACAGCTAAACATTTAAATCCTCATGGACAAGGTGGACTTTCTGTAAGAGAATTAGAATCTCAAAAGAAAAAAGATGAGATGTTAGGAATTATGGAAAATAAACTTTTAAATGGTGTAAAGTTTACAAATGGTAAATTAAGAATGTCTGGAGGAGTGAAAGCATTAATTAAAGAACATGGAATAGTTATAGATGCTAATAATCAACCTTTTACATTAGATTTATTAGACAATATTGTAAAAGAGATAGTTGATAAAGGTAATCCTGGGTCAGCTGATTTAAAGGCAAATAAATATTCTTTATGTGTACCTTATATGATTTTAAGAACTATTAATAAATTAAATAAAGATAGTGTTAGAACTGGGATAACTGAAAAAATAACAGGAACTACAATTGAAGAAATAGTTACAACATCAGGAACTGTATCTGTATTTCCAGCTACATCTTTAGCACCCAATGAATTCCTATTAATTAACTTAAATGAAATTAGTTTAAGACAATTATATTCAATAAAAGAAGAAGAAGGAGCTAAAACTGCTTTAGCTGATAAGTATTTCTTACACGGAGAGTATGCTCACCAAATAAAGAATTTACCATTCCAAGTGCATGTTAAAAATGTAAAAATATCATAGGAGGTAGTAATGGCAAAAGATACTAAAAAAGAAAATGGAGTAGTGGAAGAAATAGCCACTACTGAAATAGCAAAAGGAATAACTTTTCAATCTAGTTATAAAAACTTAATTATAGCGGGAACTTCTATTCAATTCAAAGATGGACTTTACTCAACATCTGATGAAACTGAAATAGAACTTTTAAGAAATAATAACCTTGTGACTGAGGCAGGAGAATAAAACTCCTGCTTTTATCATATTAGGAGGTTAAGATGGATGAAACTTACAACAAAATAATTGAAAAAGTGAAAGAATTAGCAACTATCAGCAACGAAGCTATTTTGAAAATTCAAGTAACTATTTTAGTTAGAAAAGCTTTAAATTTTATGAATAGAGATGATTTTCCACCTAAACTTATAGAACCATTTGCAGAGCATTTGGCATTAAAGTCTATTGAAGAAAGTGAAATAAAAGGCAATATTTCAAAAGTTACTGAGGGAGATACAACTATAGAATACAACACATCTAATAACACAACTGATGAAATGTTTCTATCGTTGAAAAGCCAATTATTTATGTTTAGAAAGGTTGGGACTGTATGAATATTTTAGATAAGTTACATGCAGATAAAGTTACTGTTATTAGATCTGTTGTAATAGTGGATGAGTACGGTGGAGCATATGAAGAACAACGAGAAATATTAAAAGATATCCCTTGTAGGCTTTCGCAGAAATGGTTGAGAAGTGTTACACCTGGGCCACTTAATAGCAGTTCACAAGAATATAAACTATTTGTAGGCTTAAATGTAGATATTAAACAAAATGACTTACTTAAAGTTATAAGAAAAGCTGATGGAGCTGTTTATATGTTCAAGGCATCAAAGCCTTTAGCTTACAACATAATAAAACACAAGGAAATAGCCTTGACAGAAGTATCTGAAAATGAGGTAGATTATGGAACTTAAAGGATTTAAAGAGTTCGATAAGATTCTTATAGAAATAAAAGAAAAAGCTCCAGAAACTACTAAAAAATTTTTAATGTTACAAGCTGAGGATTTAAAAAAAGATGTTAAGAATCTAACACCCGTCGACACTGGAACTTTAAAAAATGCTTGGCAAAGAGAAAACGGAAAGAGATTAACTGGAAATACATTCTCTCAAATTGTATTTAACATGACTAATTATGCTCATCATGTTGAGTATGGTCATAGAGTTGGAAGAAGCAAAACAAAATTTGTTAAAGGTAGATTTATGCTTAGAACAGCTGTATCTATGAGACAAATTAAATTCTATAAAGATTTAAAAAATTTTTATGGAGGATTGATAAAAAAATGAAATGGGTGGATATAAAAAATGCATTAAATGAGATTATTTCTGAAAAATTAAAAATAAACCCATACAGTGAGGATATAGACAATGTCAAAAAACCTTGTTTTTATATTGATTTAGTTAGCTATAAAAAAGAATTTAATTCAGAGTATAGAGAATTAAAAACTATAGATATTGATATTATCTATTATCCAAAAACTAATGGAAAGCTTACTAATGCTGAAATATTAGAAAATTTAGAAAACTTAGATGATGCTTTGGAAATAGAAGGTAAAAAGGTTTTACATGTACTAGATAGATTTCTAACTCTAAGAAATACAGATATAAAAATTGTAGATAGAGTTGGTCATTATGTCTTTACATTAAGTTTATATGACTTATATGGAAAACCTTATGATTATGAGTTAATGCAAGACTTAAAATTAAGATTTAAAGAAGGAGGTATTAATTAATGGGAAATGAAGTAGGACAAATAAAAGCTAGTCCAAACATTAATATAGAGTTTAGAACTCTCGCAACAACAGCTATACAAAGAAGTGAGAGAGGTATAGTTTGCTTAATATTAAAAGATAGTAAGAAAACTGTTAAATGGAATACTCTAAAAACAATAGCAGATTTAAAAGAGAAAGAATGGGATGCTAAAAATGCCAAGTACATTAAATTAGCAATGCACTATGGAGCTAAAAAAGTTTTAATAAGAGTGTTGCAAACAGGAGAAAATATAGATGATGTTCTAGGTGAATTTAAAGAAAGAAAAATGCACTGGTTAGCATATCCAGGAGCAGAACAAGCAGATGATCAAAAGCTTGTAACTTGGACTAAACAAGTATTTGGAAATGATGGAGCAATAGGAAAGACTGTCAAATATGTATCTAGCTTTGCTAATAATACAGATCATGTTGCAATAGTAGAGCTTGGAAATACAGGAACTTATAAGTCTATTTATGGAGATTTTACAGCTCAAGAATACACTGCAGCAATAGCAGGACTTATAGCAGGAATGCCAATAAATAGATCGGCCGATAACTTTGTTATGTCAGATTTAAAAGAAGTAGATTACTTTGAGCCTAAACTTGGTAAATTCTCTCTATATAATGATGATGAAAAAGTTAGGGTTAATTATGGTGTTAACTCAAAAACTACTTTTGATAGCACTTGGAAGAAAGACACAAGAAAAATCAAAATAGTTGAGGGGATGTGCTTTATAACTGATGACATAAGAGATACATTTAAAAATTATTGGTTAGGAATTTATATAAATGACTATAACAATAAAATGAATTTCTGTTCTAATGTTACAAAAGTATATTTTAAAGAAATGGCCCCAAATGTGTTATCAGGAGATTATGATAATAAGATTGAAATAGACTTAGAAGCACAAAAAAGATTGATTGTTTTAGATGGAAAAGACCCAGAAGAAATGACAGAAATGGAAATCTTAAAATATCCATCTGGTGATGATGTATTTTTAACTGGAGATGTTAGATTTGCAGATACTATGGCAAATCTTAGCTTGGTTATAAAGATGTAATAGGAGGTTATAATGGCAGATAGAAGTATAAGAGGTTATCATACTATTGCTGGTGCTCACGGTACTCTTTGGATAGATAATGAAAAAATAGCTGAATTTTCTAAAGTTAATGCTAAAGTTACTCCAGACAGAAAAGATGTACAGTTAGGGCTATCTGTGGATAGTAAAATCGTAGCTTTAAAGGGAGAAGGAAGTATTACTCTTGAAAAAGTATATTCAAGAGGTAAAAAAATAGCTAATAAATTAATAAAAGGACATGATCCAAGGGTTAGGATAGTTACTAACTTAGCAGATCCTGATACACCTGGAAAGCAAGAAGAAAGAATATCTTTAGACAATGTTTGGTTTAATTCAATAGATTTAATCAATATTGCTAGAGGAGAAGTTATAGAAGAAGAGTATCCATTTGGATTTACTCCTGAAGATTTAGCTTATGAAAATGATATAAAATAGGAGGATAATATGCTAATTACAGCAGATATGCTACTTGAAAATAGTAAAAAGATAAATAGTGATAAAAGAGAAAAAATAAAAATTCATGTAAAAGAATTAGATGGAGATTTAGAATGTGAGCTTTTAAACAAAGAAGACTACTTAGATTTAATCTTATCCAAAGAAAAAGATAAGGATTTAGAAGTAATTTATAACTCTTGTTCTATCTTTAGAGATGATAGATTAATAGAAAAGCTAGGTTGTAAGAGTAATCCTGTTTCTGTTGTAAGCAAAGTTTTAAAAGATCCAACCATTTATAGACTAGCAGATTTAATATTAGTAGCTTCTGGATATGGAGAAAAAGATTTAGTTAGTATAGTTGAAGAAACAAAAAACTAATAGAGAGCGACTGGAAATTAAGTACAGTCGCTCATTATTTAAATAGAGGACATAAATTAGAAGAACTTAGAAAACTCTCAGAAAAAGATTTATTTTATATGTACCTTTTAAAAGAACAATGATATAATACAGTATATTAAATTCATTTTAGGAGGGAAGTTTTATGAAAAAGTATAAGTTTGAGTTTGACTACAAGTTTTTTGATTGTTTGTTATTAGCTGGTCAATGTTTGCTTGTATCATTAATATCAGTATTAATTTTTTCTTTTTTAGGAGGGCTTATTTTAGGACCATTTTTAAGTGATATGATAGCCTTAAATTTAATTATGATAGTAGGCTATATATTTCCTTTTGTATATTCAATAATAGCTATTGCTAGATATTTAATAGAAGGAGTTACAATAAAAGAAATAGAATAAGAACTAAAAATTAAAAATAAAATCAAATTAAGAGCAGTTTAAAACTGCTCTTTTTTATTTGGAGGTGAAAATTTGGAACATGTACTAAGTGCTAGACTAGAACTCAAAGATAAATTTACTGCAGTTGTAAATAAAGCAGAAAAAGGACTAGCTGGACTTTATCAAAAAGCTAAATCTATGAACTGGGAAAAGGTTAATAGTGGTTTAAATAAATTTGGAGCTGTTGCTGCAGGAGGATTAGTTGGATTAGGTGCTATAGCTGGAAGCTCTTTAACAGCATTTGCAGATTTAGAGGATCAAGTTAGAAGAAATAAAGCTATCATGGGAGCAACAGCAGCTGAAGAAAATATGCTAATGACTCAAACAAGAGAACTTGGAAGAAGTACAAAATTTACAGCTCAAGAAGTAGCACAAGCTCAAATGTATCAAGCAATGGCAGGAATGAAAACAAATGAAGTATTAGAAATGACACCAAAACTTTTAAAGCTATCTATTGCATCTGGAGAAGATTTAGCTAGTACCTCAGATTTACTTACAGATAATATAAGTGCTTTTGGGTTAAAATTGCAAGATGCTGATAGATTTATGGATGTCATGGCGGCTACTGCTAACAATACTAATACAAGTATTGCACAATTAGGAGAAGCTTATAAGTATGTTGCATCAACTTCAAGAAATTTTGAAAGTTTAGAAGAAACAAATATTATTCTAGGATTATTAGCAGATAGTGGGCTTAAAGGTTCTATAGCAGGAAGAAACTTAGCATCAATTTATGCAAGACTTTCAAAAACAACTCCAGATATGGATGCTGCATTAAAAAAAGTTGGAGTGACTCTTTATGATAACAATGGTAAGTTTAAAGGATTAAGGAAAATTTTAGAAGAACTAAAGCCTAAGCTTGCACAAATGAATGATGAACAAAGAAATTTATTTTTGACTACAATAGCTGGTTCTGAAGGATTGAAAGTAATGAATAGTCTGTTAGGAACTTCAAAAGAAGGGATAGAAAAAGCAGAAAATGCTATAAAAAATGCAACAGGTGCAACAGATAAAATGGCTAGTGAAATGGAAAATACAACAAAAAATAAAATAGCTCAATTTAGAAGTGCTGTTGACGATTTAAAGATATCTATTGGAGAAGGTTTAGCACCAACTGCGACAGATTTTATAAATAAGTTCACATCCAAAATGGCTGAATTAAATTCAAAAGGAACTTTTGATACTCAAAATGTTGAAGCTTATTTTAATAGAATATTCTCTCTTACAGCTGAGGCTATTAAAGGATTTGCTGCATTAAAAGTAGCAGCTATGGCAGAGAATATTTTTCCTGGTTCTGGGAAATATGTAATAGGCAGCTATGCAGCATATAAGGCTGGTAGGTCTGTTGGAAACTGGATAGGAGATAAAATAGGAAGAACAAAGAATAAATGGGAATTAAGAAAAGAATATCAAAAAAAAGGTTATACTTGGGATGAAGCTAATGCACAAGCTGAAAAAGATTTAGAAACTATAGATTTAAGAAATAGTAAAACAGATAGCGATGATAAAATCATGTACATAAAAGCAAATATGTTAAAAGAAAAAATAAAAGAAAATAAAGGCTCAGGAAAAGGACTAGATCAATTAATGAGAGAAACTGATGAAGACTTTAAAGAAAGAAGAAGACTTGCTAAATTATCACCTCAAGATCTAGCTAAAGAACAAGTTGTACAACAAAATAAAACTGTCGAGTCTTTAAATAAACCTATACCAATTGGAAAGCCTCTACCTAAAAAGCCAAAATCTGAATATGAACAAAGTTTTGAGAAGCTTGGTTTTAAGGCTCCTGTAGCATCAACTACTAATTTTTCACCTCAAGTAAATGTTAATATGGGTGGAGTAACTATAAAAAATGAAGCAGATTTAGAAAAAACTGCAGAAATGTCTAAACAAAAAATAATGGCAGAATTAAAAAATTATGTACAAATAACAAATTAAAGGAGGACAGGTATGAAACCAACATTTATTTTATTGAAAAATTCTACAAGTACTCCTTTTTTCTTTGTGGTTCCACCTTTGGATTTAAAGATTGAAAGTGAGCAAGACACACAGATTTTTAAAATAATTGATGTAGGAGAAAAGACATTAATAGGAAATAGAAAAGCTGAAAGAATTAGTTTTTCTACATTTTTTCCTAATCTTAAATCTCCTTTTTTTAATTATTTACTGTCTGCAACACCATCTGGCTGTGTTGAAACATTAACTAAATTAAAAAACGATAAAGAACCTTTGACTTTAATTGTTCCCGAGTTCAACATATTTTTTAAATGCTATATACAAAGTTTAAATTTTTCTATAGTTGAAAGAACTGGAGATATTGATGTAGAAATAAGTTTAATAGAGTTTACTAAAAATAAAACACTGCTAGATGTAGCTAGAGGCTTACTTCAAAGGTGATAATATGGAAAAAGTAAAAATATATGTTAATGGAAAAGAATATAAAAATATTTTTATTCAGGTTATATGGAGTGGTGCAATTCATGGAACAGCTAGAAAGTTAGAAGTTGAGTATTTAGGAGATATCATAACTGAAATAGGAGATGAAATTGAATTTTCTTATGATGATGAAAAATTATTTGTTGGAAAAGTATTTTTTCATTCAAGAAAAGGAGAAACAGATGTTAAAACATTCTATGCTTATGATAACTCTATTTATTTAAATAAAAATAACTTTGTTAAAAATTTCTTTAGAAAAAAGCCAAGTGAAATATTAAAAGAAATCTGCGGAGAACTTAATTTAAAAGTAGGTAAAATACCACAAGATGAGGTTACTTGTACATATCCGGCTATTGATAGAAGCGGATATGAAATAATATTAAATGCTTACACTATTCAACATAGAAAAAATAAAAAGATTTATTCTATTGTTAGTAATGATAAAGCAATAGATATAGTTGAGCAAGGAAGTCATGCTGATGTTCTTTTAACTAGTGCGGATAACATTTCTACATCATTTTATGAAGAAAGCATAGAGAATATGATAAATCAAATAGTTATCTATAAAGTAGAAAATGAGAAGCAACAAATACTTAATAAAGTCGAAAATTCAGAGGATAAAAAGAAATTTGGACTATTTCAACAAGTTATGCAATATGAAAAAGATGTAGATAATATAGCAAATGCTAAAGACATGCTAAAAAGTGTAGAAAAAAGTGCAAAATTACAATGTTTAGGGAATGTATTAATTCAAGCTGGATACAACATAGGAATACAAGAACCACACTCTGGACTTGTTGGAGATTTTTTAGTTAAATCAGATACTCATGTATTTGAAGGGGAAACCCATTTTTGTAATGTTGAGTTAGCATTTGAAAATGTAATGGATAAAGCGGAATTTGAAAATAAAGAAAAAGTTAAAAAAAGTGACAAAACTAAAAAAGGTAAGGAAACTAAAAAAGAAAAAGCTAAAAAAGTAAGTAAATTAGATCAACTGTTTCCAGAAGGGTGGGATAAGAAATGAGCGATTTAGGATTAATGATAGGTGAAATGATAGGTCAAGCTACAAAAGGAACATCTATCATAAAAGCTTCGGTACTTACTCCACCCCCAAACTTAACTATTGAATTTGATGGGCAAGTTATACCATCTGAGCAAATATACTGTAGTAATTACTTATTACCTCACTATCATAGAGATTATACAATAGATGGTATTATTGATGAAATAAAAATAGATGTATCTAAATATGATTACGATAATACTACTCAGGATGCAATGGGGCATAAGATACTAAAATTAGAAGGAAGTGGAAACTATCAGGGAAATGGAAAATATAAATCACATAAAGATATATGGTTTGAGGATACATTACAAAAAGGCGATGAAGTAATTGTGCTTGTTTTGGGAGTACATTATGTAGTTGTTACTAAGATAGTTAAAATGCCTAGTGGAGCAATAAAGGGGGTGTAATGTGGAAAAAGATTTTAATATTTTTCTTGAAAAATCAGAAACAGAAGTTGAAGAAATGCCAATTTTTAAAGAATATGCTATAGACTTTAAAACTGGAGAATATATCAAAGAAGGGAATGATGTAAAAGTTTTAGAAGAAAATGAAGCTTTAAAAGTATGGATATTCAAAGCGTTAAAGACTGAAAGATTTAGATATACTGATGTGCATAGTGATGAATATGGGAGTGAATTAGAAACTAATATAGGAACTATCTATCATAAAACAGTTAAAGATGCTTTAATGATAAACCAAATAAGGGATACCTTACTAGTAAATCCTTACATCACAGAGTGCTATAATTTTGTCATTTCTAACGAGGACGAATATGTTCCACAAATAACCTTTAATGTTAAAACTGTGTATGGAGAGCTAGAGATGGAGGTGTAAATGAAAGATAAAATTGAATTAAGAAATAATTTCCTGGATAATCTTAAAAACCCATTTTCAAAAATGGAAGGGACTTTCAATTTTGATATTGCTGCAACTTTTGGAATTACAGCAGAAGAAGTTTATAAAGAGTTAGAGTTTTGGGAGAAACAAACATTCATAGATACAGCTACAGAAGATGAATATGTTGATAAGCATGCTTTAATGTTTGGAGTAAAAAGAAGAGTTGGAACTAAGGCAAAAGGAACTTTAAAAGTAACAGGAAAAGCAAACTCTATCATAGAAGAAAATACAATATTTCTTAATAGAGATGGTATAAAATATAAATCTTTAAGAAAAGAATACCTTAGCACAACTGGAGTTGCAGAGATAGAAATAGAATGCTTATCAGAAGGAAAAATAGGTAATGCTGCAATTGGAGAAATTACAACTTTTGAAATTCAAAATAGCAATATCTACAGTGTTACGAACGAAAAAGAAATTATAAATGGATATGATAAAGAACCTAATTCTGTGCTAGTCGCAAGAGCAAAAGAAAAAGCTACGAGACCCGCTCACAGTGGTAATATATATGATTATGAGCAATGGGCTAAACAAGTTGATGGAGTTGGAAAAGTCTTAGTAAAACCTCTCTGGAATGGAAACGGAACTGTTAAAGTTCTGATTGCTAACTATAATAATGATATTGCAGATTCATCTCTAATTCAAAAAGTTAGAGAAAGAATACAAAGCGATGATGGAAGACCAGTTGGGGCTGATGTAACTATCGAAAGCTTTAGAGCTAAGACTATAAACATAGAAGTTAATACTATATTAAAATCTGGATATGGTTTATCAGATGTAAAAGAAAAGATTGAATCTCTTTTAAAAGCTGTTATAAAAACTGGGAATGCTACTTTTGAGAAAGCTAATAAAACAATACTATCTATTAATCGTTTAGAGAAAGCTATTTTAGAAATAGACGGAGTAAATGACAACTTTGTAAAAGTAAACAATTCTAATTCCAATATAGAAATTGCAGATGATGAGATATTAGTAGTTGGGACAGTGATTATAAATGAGCAATAGATTGATTAAGAAAGTTTCAAAAATAGCTAGAAACACTTTACAAGAAGATTTAATCAGAACACTAGATTTAATCTGTGAATATGCTAAAAATGATATACAAAAATACAAGGAGCTATTATTTATAGCTTTTTTTAATGAGCAACAAGTGGCTAACTATGAAAGATTTATGGAGTTAGATTATAAAAACGGATGGAGTTTACAAGATAGAAAAGACAGAATTACCTATACTTTACTATCAAAGAATATCTTTACACCTCATGTATTGAAGGAGCAAGCTAAGATATTTACAAATGGAGAAATTGAAGTTATTGAGAATTACAATGATTATTCTTTCATAATTAAATTTACTTCAGTAGTTGGAATACCTCAGAATTTAGATAATTTCAAGAATTTCATTTACATTAATAAACCAGCACATCTAAATTTTAAAATTGAGTTTAGATACAACACACATAATCAAGTGGGTTATTTGACTCATAATAGCTTAAAACTTAAAACACATAAAGCGATTTATGATACTAGACTTTATAATGATGCTGATGTTATTGGAAAGTATCACAAACATATTGAGTTAAGTTCTATGAAACATACATCTTTAAAAACTATAAAAAATAGGAATATTTATGATGAAAGGAGATAAAAAATGGCAGATTATACTAAATATTTAAGATTAATAAAACCAGGCGGAAATGATTATTATAACATAGATGATTTTAATCAAAACTCAGAGTTGATTGATAAAGAAACTGAAAAATTAAACAATGCTGTTACAGAAATTAAAAACGGAGCAACAAGAGAAAAAGCTGGGATAGTACAGTTTGGAACAGAAGAAGGAAAAGCATTAGAGGGTATGATGTTAGCTAGATTAGCTGGTTGTGTTGGATATGGTGGAGATATACAAGAGGCAGGGGTAAAAGATGTAAACTACATCTACTACGATAGAAACACAAGAAAAATGTACAAGTGTTTAAATCAAAATTCTGATGTGTCGGCTAATGTTGCTAATTTTATTCCGTTGGATAATAACTCACTTTTGGATAGATTGGAAAATCTAATCAAATATGATTTTATAGATAAAACAGCAGGGACTAGATATTCAACTCTAGTTTTTTCTAAAATAGGTAATATTGGACATGTTTTTTTAGATGTTCCTTCTTCAGTTTCAACATCTTTAAACGATGGAACTTTACTATTTACGTTTCCAATTGGCTATAAACCAAAAATTTTTAATTTAAAGTTAATAGTTTCTAATCCAGGCGGAAGAACAGCGAGAACTCGATATGATGCAAACACAGGAAATTTATATATATTAAGTAAATTAGATGTAGCTGAGAGTATGTATTTAGATACTTTCTATTTCTTAGATTAATTACTACATTTTATCCAAGGACTCCAGCTATTATAGTCTTCAGCACCCTGATTTACACGAGTGTACATAGATGTTCCTGAGATATAGAGTTGAGTTTTTCTAGCATAATAAAATGATATTAGCATTCCAAAGCTATTATTATCTCCTGCTGGTCTATTATTCATTAAGTATCCTGACCAACTTTCAAATGCTATTGTACAGTCGTTATGAATAATGTTGCAGTCCCTTGTGCTTTTGACTCTAATTAAATTTTCCAGACTATAAATTTTATATAATATCTATATCAATTTTTTGGAGGGATATTATGAATTTAGTAGTATTAGAAAATTTTAAAAAGGAAAATGTAGAAATTTACTTAGAATATCTTAACAGTTGCAAAAGTAGTAACTGGGAGACATGGGAAACAACTTATAAAACATATTGTAATAATTTTAAGTTGTTCCTAGTATGGTTTCAAAAAGCTTATAAAAATAGATTACTTCTTAGTAAGGATACACTGATGGAAATGCCAACAATAATAGAAAGTTACAGAAATTATTGTAGAAACTTAGGAAACAGTAAAAGAACTTTAATGAATAAGACTACTGCTATATCAACATTCTATGCTTGGTGTGTTAGAAGAAACAAAATAAAGTATCATCCATTTTCAGAAAAATTAGATAGATTGAGATTTACAGAAAAAGATAAGGTTAGAAATAGTTATTTCTTAACAACAGAACAAATTTTAACGGTAAGGCTTTATATGCAGGTAGAAAACAAAAAATATGATTTGCAAGATAGGATATTATGGGAATTATTCTTAGATAGTGCTTGTCGGATTAGTGCTATTCAGAATTTAAAACTGGAACAACTGGATTTAGAAAATGGGTATTTTAGAGATGTTAAGGAGAAAGAGGGCTATATAGTTAATGCCTTTTTCTTTCAAAAATGCAAGGAATTAATAAAAGAATGGATACAATACAGAACAGAAAATGGGATAGATGTAGATTGGTTTTTTGTTACTAAGTATGGAAAAATCTATAAGCAGATGACTCAGGGAGCCATTAGGAATAGAATAAAAAAGCTAGGAAAAATTTTAGGAATAGAGGATCTATATCCTCACACTTTAAGAAAGACAGCAATAAATCTTATTAATAATTTGGCTGGATTAGGCTTAGCTAGTAGTTATGCAAATCACAGCAGTAGTGGAGTTACAAGCAAACACTATATAGCTAAAGCTAATCCCACTGAAGTAAGAAATAGCATTATAAATGCAAGAAAAAAGTTAGGTATTTTTTAGTTTAATATTAGATAAATTTTTAAATTTAT